TGTAGCGCAGCACCCAGGGGGGAGATTCCCTCCATTGTATACCACATTACCAATGCCACCACTGCCACCGTTGCCACACCTATAGGGAGGGGTTTAGTCCCGGATGCGCTTCTTTCGGCCGTTTCTCGGATAACCGGGGTCTTGCTTTGTTACCCTCCCGGCTACTTTTCTTGTTGTGGTGCCACTTGCACAAAAGTTGCAGGTTGTCGAGGCTGTGGTCGTCACCCGGTTTGATGTGGTCAACGTCAGTACCTTTATCGGTACAACGAGACCCGTCTTTCATCTTGGCTTCACATATATGGGAGGCTCTTGCGATGACTGTATCCCGTAACTGTGACCAGTTAGAGGGGAGTCTTTCGCGACGGGTACTACCTTTCCAGCTTTCAGATACGCTGGTGCCATGCGTTTCCCATTTTATCACATTCATCTTCATAAAGTCAAACACCACCCCACAGCGTGTCTCTTTGGTCAATATCGTAACGCAACTGTCTAAGCTCTGACTCACCAACCCAGGATTTGCCACAGGCACGGCAGATAGCAGCACTCCGTTCGAAGCTTCTTTGCCAGGTAACCACCACTGAGGCGACCCTTTCGTTATAGTCGTTGTAGACGAACTGTTGGTCACACTCTGGGCAGGGCCTGGTTACTTCAAGGGTGATTGGTGGGTCGAACTTCAACTCGATTTGCATTATCCAGGTGTTGGTGTGGCGTACGTGTTTCCAGATGGTGTCGGCACTGAGTTGCCGGTCGGTGACCTCTTTCCTGAACTGCATGTGCCACAGCCTGAGTGCGTGTTTCATGTCCTTTGGCATGGGGTCGTCGATGTATTGTGACCACATCAGTTTGATGGCTTGCCTGATGGCGTGCTGGAGCATGAATGCGGAGGCGTCTAACACGCTCCGTTGGGAGGCTAGGGTTGAGCCACGCTTCACCATGGTTTGGCTGCTCAGTATGGCGTCGTCCAGTTGGTCGAGCAACGCTGGGTGTTCCACTGTGACGGTGTTTCTACGGCCGTCCTCTTCAAGCTCTATCCGGTCCGTGTAGGGTCGGGTGAGTTTGTCGATGTTGTTCATCAACGTCAACAGTGGAAACTCCAGGGTGTCACTCGCCGGTTGAGCCAAAGCCTTTTATGCCTCTCGGGTGGTAGGACAGGTGGTCTGTTTCGACCAGGCTCACTTGAGCTGTGCGGTTGCACATGATGATGAGTTGGCCGATTCGGTCTCCGGGGTGCACGGTGATTTCTTTGGTGGTCATGTTCCAACATCCGATGAACAGTTCACCTCGGTAGCCTGGGTCGATGATGCCTTGGTTGACGAGGAGACCTTTGCTCCTGAGGGTGCTGGAACGGCCGGTGAGCATCGCCCAACTGTCGTCTGGCAGTTCAACTGCGACGTCGGTGTGGACGTCTACGAACTTGCCGGGTGGGATGGTGACTTCTTTGGAGACGTACAGGTCGAACCCTGCGTCGTCCATGTATGCTCTCCGTGGGGATTGGCCGGTCTCTGCAGTCCGGGTCCATTTGACGGCTTGTAGGTCGCGTCGTTTCGGTGAGTGGAACTTCTCCAGCCACTGTATGGCTTTGAGGTTGTTGCCACTGTCCATACTGAACACTTTGACGAGTGGGTCGGCTTCTGGCATTGGCATGGCCCAGCTGGTGTGGTCGTCGGTTAGGATGGCGACTGGTTGTCCGAGGGTGCGTGCCCGTTCCACTTCAGCTGGGACTCCCCATGATTTGGACCCTTTGGGCCACACCACCAACAGGGCGTCTGCGGTGTTTTGAGCTGTCCGGTTGATGTGTTCGATTGTCCAGTCAGGTGTGGTTTTCTTACCAACTACGAACGCTTTACCTGGGTGGTAGAGGTGGTGTCCGGAACCTTTGACACTGTGGCGGATGTAGTCTAACCGTCGGTCTAGTTCGTCGGGCATTTTATTGGTGCGGTTGTCGATTGGGTGTGCGAGGTAGATTAACATGTGGGTCTCCTTTTTAGTTTGGCCAGCCACCACTGTGACGGGCACGTTGAGCCATCCGCGTGTAGACGCTGATGTCGTGTAGGGTGTCGTCTGAGGGTCGGTCTCCTTCGACGACTGCTGCCGTCCATCGGGCCATTTTGCCGATGAGGTAGAAGTAGATGCCTAGTTCGGTTGCTTCTTCGTCGTCTACTTTCCGTTTTGCTGTGAGGGCGACGGTTTGGCCGATTTGGATGAGGTCTTCAGCTCTGCCGTTCCCTCCGTATTCGACCATCTTGGCGGTCATGTCGTCGATTTCTTTACGGGCCATTTCGACCCACCATTCGTTGAGTTCGCTCACCAGTCTACCTGTCCTTCGTTCCAGATGCAGGTGTCGGCTGATGTGGTGAACATCCCCACTTTGGTTCCGGCGTTGCTCTCGACGTCGCGGATTAACTCCCAGACTAGGTCTTGGGTGTCGTCGTCTGCGTCGTCAAGGTTGCTGAGTCCGTGGATTTGTGGGATTTTCTGGTCTACCATGGTTAGGGCGACTCGTCCGGGTGCGTTGTAGTTGGTTGGTGGCATGCCGTATTGGTGCACTGCGATTCCGTTTGCCACTGCTGCTTCTCGCATCAGTTTGGCGTCCCATTCTCCGACTCGTCGCACTTTGTGGGTGACGGTGGTTTTCTCTTCGGGGAGACCTAGCTGTTCCCAGCTGGTTTCGCCTTCGAGTGGGCCACTGTTACCGGCGACTCTGATTGGGTACACCCTGGCGACTAACCAGGGTGTGACTCGTTCAACTCCTGGTGCCCAGGGTGAGATTCCGGCCATCCCTAGGAAGTCGATGGCTCTGGCGTCGGAGCTGGTGCATTGTGGGTACCGTCCGGCGTGTAACCCTAGGCCGTAACCTTGGGTGCCTTCGATGAGGATGTGCCGGTTGTGTTGGTTGAGTTGGTTGGCCATGAACAGCAGGTGTTCGGGTGCGGTGAGGATTTGCGCTTTGAGTGCGGTGATGAGGGTGCGTGCTTCCCAGTTGTCGATGATTCGTTCGCCTGTGCGCATTATCCGGTCGGCTCTGGCTGCTCCGATGCCTTTACCGGTTGAGCCGATGGTGCCGTGCATGTCCATTTCGGTTTCGCGGTCTTTGTGTTTCTGGGTGAGCAGTGTGGCTTCCCCACTGACGTATAGGTTCCGCACTGGGTGTCCGGCTTGCCGCAGGGTGAGGATTTCTTGGTGTAGCACTTCGAGGTCGATTTCTGAGCCTGGTGCGATGTAGAGGTCGGCGTCGTGGTTGATGGCTGCTCCGACTGGTATGGTGCGCAGTGGGAATGCCATGCCTCCTTCGTCGATGACGGTGTGTCCGGCGTTGGGTCCGGCCACTCTTATGTTGGTGGTACGTTCTCCGTCGTGGTTGTACCGGTGGACGAGTTGTGCTGTGACGTGTCCTTTACCTTCGGAGCCGTATTGTGCTCCTGTGATGATATCGATTGTTGACATGGTGTCTCCTTTAGTGTTGCGGTGTCGGTGTTTCTATTGTACCACTGGGTGGTGTTCCTCTTTGTCAAGTGGGGTGTGTGTCGTAAGTAGGTAAGGACTTATTGTGACCTCGGGCGCGTGCGCGTGCGCGTGCAAGAATGTGTCTCTCAATGCCTTACCTCCTTACCTGGGTCTTTTTGCCCGTCGTTGCGGGGTTCTTCAAGTAAGGATATACCCCTTACCTGGTCCTTACCTGGCCTTACCTGGGTGCCTTGGGCACGGTCTAGGATAGCTTGGACGTATTCTTTGGGTATTTTCCGGTACCAGCCTTTGTGGTTCCCACCTAGGATGTGGAATGTTTTGCCACCTTCGGTTTTGAGTGAGTCGGCTTGTTGTTTGAGTGCGGTTTCGCTTTGGGTACGGGTGTCGATACGGTGGTTGCGGTCTCTTGCCCAGGCTTGTGCGAGCAGTGGGATTGACACCCAGATTTCGGTTTCGTCTTCGTTGTTTTTACTGAATGCTGGTGTGTCGATGCCTTCGAACCGCCCGTGGTCTGTGGTGCTGGCGTGCTCTGGGTATCCGAATGACCTGAGTGCCCAGGGGACGAGTTGGGTTGTGAGTGTGTTGTCCCTGTCTAACCACCCTTGCAGTTCTTGGGTCGCTATCCACTGTTCAACGTTGACGGTGTGTGTACCTTCTCCGGGGTTTTCTTGCCCTGTGAGGATTTCGAGTAAGTGTGCACCGGCCCTGAGTATTGCGAGTTTGTCCCCGTGTCTCCCTTGGCCTTTCGTTTTGGCTCGTTTGAGTGCTTCCATCACCTCACCACTGTAGTCGAGTGCTTTCATGAGGTACCAACCGCTGAGGACGGTCAGGCCACCCTTGTCTTTGGGGAAGTTGGTCATGAGGTCGAGGATGTCTTCCCATTGTGCCCAGTCACCGCGTGCGCTTTTACGTCCTTTAGGACTGATTGGGTTGAGGATGATTGACCGGTCCATCAGTGCTTTCTGGGTGTCCATCCCTAACGTTTCGCCGGTGAGGAACAACGGCGCGACCATTTGGATGTTTTTGACTGAGTTACGGTCGATGTCCATCTTGGACCACACCCCGTTGGATGTTGCTGCTCTGAGCAGTTCACCGTAGGGTTCGAGTGAGTCGAGGTCGTCAGCCCAGACGATGCCGGATTTGTTCGCGCTGGCGTAGTCTCTGAGGACTGGTTTGGTGGGTGCGATTTCACCTCTGGTGTTTCCGTTGAGTTGCACCATGAGGTCGAAGAAACCGTTGGTTTTGCCACTTTCACTGACGGCTTCAACTCCGAAGAAGGGGAACAGTGAGGTGCGTGTTTGGATTTGCGGTTTGAGCCAACATGCTGCCCACCATGCTCCGAACACTGACGATGTGATGTCTTCTTGGAAGGTGAGTACTTCGTTGAGTACCGCTTCCGCTTTCGCTGGTCCGTGTTCGAACCCGTAGTGGAACGGTGCGACGTCTCGTTCGACGAGGACGGGGGATGCGACGACTCCAGCTTGTTCTTTCGGTGTGTGCCCTTCGGATGTGATTAGGCCGTCGTGGGTGACGAACGCTTGCAGGTTGAGGTCCCACCCTAGGTGGTCGGTGATTTGCACTTTGATGGGGTTTTGTGAGTTGAGGTATCTGAGTAGTCTGGTGCCGATGGCGGTCCGTGGCATGGCGTTGATGGGTGGGTCTATACTGAGTCCTCTGGATGCGAGCCACCGTTTGACGGCGCGGTCGTCGCCGAAGGTTTCCGCTGAGATGGCGGTTTCGATGTGTTTCTCCCAGGTGATTATCCTCACCCAGTAGGTGCGTCGGTCTTGGTTGTCTATGGCGACGCCGATGGCTTGGATGTCGAAGTCGGCGAAGTGCCCCAACGCTGGCATTTGTTGGTCGCCTTGCCGGACGATGGTTTGGCACATGAGGGTTGGGCCGTCGGAGACGAGGTAGCCGTTTTCGAGTACGGCGGAACGTTCAGGGTGGTTGGTTTGTTCGAGTGTCCACACTGAGTCTGCGGTTTTGGCCACTTCGTCGTTTGGTAGTGGGTCGTCGAGCATGTCGTTGGCGATGTTGACGCCGTTGTCGTAGAGTGCTTTGTCGGCTCGGTATTTTTTGGCGTAGTGTCCGGCGACTTTGGTGAGCCAGTCGTTCCGGCCACCTTCAGCTGGTGGGTCGGACAGTAGGGCAGCTAAGGTGGACTTGTCGGTGGTTGGTGTTACACTGGTTTTGGGTGTTGCACTTTGCTGGTTGGCTTCAGTGAGGATGGCGTCAAGTTCACTGTCGGTTAGTAGGTGTTCCTCACCGTTGTTGATAGGTGAGACGGTGTAGGGTTGGCCGGTGCTTTCGTGCCTGGTGGGTGGCATGACGATGTAACCGCCGGTGCCGATTTTGATGTCCATCCCTCGGCCTAATGCTGCTGTTTTGCTTTTCAGTTGGGATGCTTTACTGCCTGGTTCGTACCGGTAGATGAGGTGTTTGTTTCCGTTACCGCGACCACTTAGGTGGGTGCGTGTTGTGGGGAATGAGTCTAGGTGTCGGCCTCCGTGTTGGATGTCGATGTCGAATGCGACCCTGTCTGGGCCTAGGTTGGCACCTATCCCTGCGTTGGGGACGTTGGTCCACCATTCGACGATTTGGTCTGGGTCGGTTGTCCCGTCGAGGCACCCACGGCCACCTTGTGCTTTGGAGATTAGTGGGACTTTACTGCCTGGTCTGAGTGGGAATACGTGCCAGCCGTCTTCAGCAAGTTCGAGTGCTGCTAGTAGATTTTGACCGCCTGAACGGTCTACGGCTTCTTTTTGCTCATCTGTGAGCTTCATTTGGTCTCCTTTTTAGGGTGGGGACCGAGGGCGAATCGCTCAAAAACTCCCCCGGTCCCCGGCTTGTTAGAACGGTGCGTCTTCGATGACTCCACCTGCGAGGTTGGTCGCTGGTGATACGGCTTTGACGCCGTTGACGCGCTCGCCGGTGCGAGGCCCGCTCTGGATTGTCCGGATTTCGATGTCGATGGCGACTCGTTCGCCTACCATCTCGTCAGTGTCGGAATCGGTGGTGTATCCGAATGCTTCGAAGAACTGCTTCATCCGTGACCGGTTGACTTCTTGGAAGCGCAACCATTTGTCTTCACCGTTTTGGTAGGCTGGGTGCATGTGCCCGTCTACTGGGACGTTGAGGTTGTACCATTGACGTCCGGGTTGACGGTTGCCTTTGGCGTCTTGGATGTCGTTGAATTCGGCTGACCACTGTGGGCCGTAGCGTCCTTCTCGCACTTCCACGTTGGACAGGGTGGCGAAGTACCGGCCGGGTTCGATGAGTGCGAACTCACCACCGCCGGTGGTTTCGGCGTTAGCCACCTCTTTGCTGAGTTTGGCGTCTAACTTAGGCATTCTTTAGCTCCTTTTGTTTGGGGTCTTTCTCTTCGGTCAGGGTTCCGTCTTCGTATTCGAGGATACGTGGGATGGTGGGTTCGACGAGCACTTTAGGCAGCACACCTAGCCGGTCTTTCCCTCGGTATTTACCGGCTGAACGGGTGAGCGCTCTGAAGGGCAGTCCTTCTTCGTCGTCTGCTGATGAGCAGGCGAGGACGAGGTCCACGTACCCTAGCAGGTCGGCTTGGACACCTGGTGTGACGGCTGGTCCGTATTGGACTTTACCGGTGTCTTCGTCTACGTCACGTCGTTCCAGTGCGGTGACTATGAAGTGGACTGGCAGGTCGCGGAACTTACGGAGGATGTCCCTGAACATCTTGGACATGGTGCCGTAGTCTGACCTGTCGGTAAAGAACTCGTCGATACCTTCGATGGGTTGTCCTCGTCTGGCGCTTTTCTCCATGCGGTCTTTAGCCACTTGGTCTACTAACGCTGGGACGATTTCGGTTGCGGAGTCGAAGATGACGCCTGCCCAGGATTTGGGGTCTTTGTCGAGGTCGGCTCTCATCTGGTTGTAGACTTCGACCATCCCGTGGTAGGTGATGGGTTGTCCGTCGTTTGGCCAGATGAGGATGCGACTGACGTCTATCCCTCTCCTTTTGAGTGTGTTCTTCTTGAGGCCACCCTCCGCGTTGATTACTAGCACTTTGCCGTAACCTAGGTTTGCGAGGGTGCAGGCTGCTGTGGTTTTCCCACTGCCTTCTCGTCCGAATAGGAGAACGTTGAGGTGTTCTTCTTTGTCGGCTAGTGTGGCGAACAGACTGTTGGTTTGTTTCTTGGGGGCCGGGATTTGCTCCGGCTCTGTTGGGTTATCTTCTTGTTTCGGCATTTTCTTCTTTCGTTATTTCTGCCCAGTACCGCTGGGTCGGCCCTGGGTGGGGTTGGTGGAGACCGGTGGTGCCCCACCCAGGGACCTCTATTCTACCATGGCCTTGCCTCTGAGTCATCACACCCTGTCGTACAGCGTGGTGAGGATGGTGAGGGTGACCATGCCGGTGATTGTCCAAAAACGGAGTGCTTGGTAATTCATGCTGCCTCCTCTGGGCATTCACAGTAGTAGACGATTTCGCCACATTGGATGTGTTGGATTTCGACTGCTCTGACGTATTGGTCCCATCGACTGCTTTCTTGGGTCATGTAGTCGCTGGCCCATTTGACTGCTTCTTCGTAGGTGTCGAAGGGTTTGACGTTTGGGATGGCGTCTACTTCTTCGGTGTAGGTTCGGTACCAGACGCGGTAACTCATTAGTTGTCTCCGTTCTCTTTGAGTGCTTTCACGACGTGCTTACGGATGAGGGTGCGTGACGCGTTGGGGTGCTCTTCGGCCAGGTCTTGGATGGTCTTCTCGATGACGACCTTCCGGTAGAAACTGTCGATTGAGGCGAAGGTGGGTTCCCAGGTGTCGTCTTCCTCAATCAGGGCGTCTCGGTCTGCGTCGAATAGTTCGAGTGCGGTGTAGAGAGCGCGAAGCTCATCTGGTGTGAGGGTGACTGTGACGTTCATTTGATTTCCCCTTCCCAGATGGTGTAGCTCTCGATGACGTTGTTGTCCACGAGGTGCTGCCAGAATGAGTTGATGGTGGTGAAACTCGGACCATCAATGCGGTATATCCGCTGGGTTTGCTTCTTGGTGCCTTCGATTGGCAGTTGGGTTTCGATGATTGAGTACATGAGCGATTCTCCTTATTTGCTGTAGATGCGTTCGATTTCGGCGATGTATTCTTCTTTGCCACCCTCGGCGACGCACTTATCCACCAAGCGCAACCAGCAAGCGAGGGACTCTACTTGCTCTTGGCGCTTTTGGAGCAGTGCGCGTGCTTGGCTGATGGCGACGTCGAAGTCGGTGTTGGTGCCTTCGAGGACGTCGGCTGGGTAGGGGAGTGTGGTGCCGTATCCCCCAGCTGCTTTGGCTTGTGCCTCACGCAGTTCGTTTACGAAGGCTTCGAATTTGGTGGGTGTTGCTGTCTTCATGAGCGATTCTCCTGTCGGTTTGGGGCTTGTGCCCTTGTTCATATAACTATTAAATCATATGACTTGACACTTTGACAAGTATTTGCAGTCCGGGCGTGTCGTCAAACCTGCTTTTCAACCACCGCATAAATCAACTCATTCAGCTTCTTAGCGTAGGCTTTAGGGCCACCAGACAGGCGAACCTTCACCTGGTCACCCACATCCCACTTGAAATGCTTATCAATGTTTACCATCACCTCAACCGACGGCAAGCGCTCACCACGTCTAAGACGTGACACCGCTGAGTAGGTCAAGCCGATAAGCTCACCGATTTTCTCATTCGTCATTAGAAAGCGTTCACCACCAGCATGATAGCCAGCGTGACCACCGCAGTGACCGCACCCAACAGGAACAACAACCAAAGACAACCAAAAGTCGCTTTGACCATGTTCGGCTTCGGACGTTCGTACGTTTCTCTTCTCTTCATGATTCCCTCCTTAGGACCATCTCTTACAATCGATACCACCTGGCACACCAGGGAACACGCGCTCCCAAAGTTGCGTCCCCAACATCTGTATCTCCTTAGCTGTATCCTCAGCTTTATCCGCCCTCAGCAGCAACACCAACGAGTCGTGAATAGTCATCACAATACCTTGGCCGTCTTGATTCATCAACCGTTGCTCAGTGGCTAACGCCCAATCCATTCCGAACTGAGCCAACGCCGGTTGCACCCTCTGGTTGAACGCTTTGTGCGCTTCTTCCTCATGAGTAAACCACCGACGTTCCCCATTCCATAAGCTGACCCAACCGAACCCGTGTTGTTTCTGCCGTTTCTCCACGATTCGCATGTGCGACTCGATTGAACGGTGGTACTCAGGGTACAGGTTGTGCCACGCATAAACGAGGTCCCTGGTTTCGTCGCGACCGAGGACGATACCGGTTTGAGCTTCAATATCACCGCGCAGTTTGTCAGGCCCAACACCGAAGATGAGGGAGAAGTTAGCGCGTTTCGCCACGTTCCGCATCTCACCCCACTTAGGGTCGTCAGGTGCCACACTGAACAGCTCCTTAGCAGCGTCACCGTGTAGGTCGTCACCATTCCTAATCAGCTCAAGCATCCTGGTGCAGTCGGCGTACAAAGCAGCTACTCTCAGTTCAGCTTGAGCTAGGTCTAACTCCCACAGTTCGTAACCGTCTGGCACACCATCGGCGATGAGTTGCCTGGGTGTCGGTATCCCTTTGAGGACTTCGTTAGTGAGTCGGTAGTCGTGGGGGATGGCTTGCAGTTGAACCCGTTCGACCGAGAACCGACCACTGACTGTACCGTTTTGCCTGAACGATGCCCTGAGTCGGCCGTCGGTGCCGACCAGTTCAGCCCAACCGTGGTACCACCTTGAACCTACGGTTTGCAGTTTCTGTAGGTCACGCCACTCTTGGGCACCTTTGACTTTATTAGCCACCATCTTGTCGATGACTTGGGCGTTCACTTGGGGTAGACCGGATTGGGTGAAGGCGTAGGGTTTCAGTCCGAGACCTTTCACCCCGTTACGGTCGCCGGTACCGAACCAGTAGTGTTTGGCGACTGGTAGGGTCGCTGGTTTGAAGGGCAGTTGCGCTTGCAGTTCAGTGACTTTCAGGTCGATGGCTTTGCCGACTGTCTCTGCCCGTTGGCCGTCGAACGGCAGACCCCGTTGTTCAATCCGATACAGCATCAACGTGACTTCCAACCGACGTTGGATGGCTTCGTAAGGTGTGAGGTGTTCAGTGTCCAGCCACGGTGCCAGCTCACCCTGCTCAAGCAGGTGCAGTTGGTGTAGGTAAAGTCTGAGGGTCAGTCTGGCGTCTTGCTGGGCGTACGGTGCGATGACGTCCCAAGGCACCAAGTCCCAACGACCTCTTGGCAGCTTAGCTTTGCGCAAATAAGTCTGCACTAACTCCGACTCGTCAGTCTCTTTGATTCCCCACAGTCGTTTAGCGGTCGGCTTGAGTGAGGTGGTTTTGGTCTCTGGCCATGCGAGGTGGCAGACGTTTTGCGTGTCCCAGTACAACCACCTGGCGAGGTCAATACCCAACCCTGGCCACCTACGGACACCGGCTCTCATCATGTGCATGTCGAACTTGGCGTTATGGAAGACGAACCCGTTCGGTCCGACCAGTTGCAACCATTCGAGTAGCGCTTCCCATTCACCACGGTCGAGGTTGTCGTCTTGGTCGAAGAACGACTGCTGGCCTGTGTCTTCCACTTTACCGGTACCTGCGACTCCTTGGTCGAACGGGAACGCGAAGGACACCAAGGAGACCTTGAGTGAACCGCAATATGGCTCAACACCCCAAACCGGGTCATTCGGTGTCTCCGTTGGGCTTCCGTGGCTTTCCAGAATATGCTCCCAGGCTTCATCAATCTGGAATGCGATGGACACCACTGCGACTCGTGCACCGTCATCCACGTGGAGTCCGGACGTCTCAGTGTCAAGCGCGACCGGCCCTAAGGGTGCGTACCCTTCAGTGTAAAGCCTAAGCAAGGTTGACGGTCGCATCAGTGCCTCGTGAAGTCCTGCTCGAAACCGTAGTCCCTGAGCGTCGTGTGTGCATCTTTGCCTTTACGTGCCAGCAGGTGCACCTCTTTGTAGTCGCACTTCCAGCCACACTGCCTAGGGTCTGGTGCTGAGTAGAGTGGTCGGTCGTCTGATGTTGGGTAGGCGTTAGCAGCTACCGCCCACGCGTCTAACGCGATAGACTGCAGTTCAGTCTGCGACCGGTTCAGGTAAGTGCGACGGTGTCTCTGGTCCAACGTCTGCGGTTTCGACTTCCCGGTGTACCCTGGGTGGTCAGCCTGGTTCCGTGTGGTCCGTGTCGCTGAGTGGATAGCACCTGAGGGTCGCCAGTGGTCGTGACCTGGTTGGTTCAACGCCCAAACGTACAAACCGAACTGGTCGTCAATCTCCAGGTCCATGGTGTCAGGTAGTTGCGACCCTGACTTGTGGTCCACCACCCAGATGGAACCGTTGAGTCGGTTACGCACCACCAGGTCAATCTTCCCTTTGATGTCGTAAGGTGACGGGTTCCCGTCTGGGTCGGCCAAGTTGATGACGAACGGGTACTCAACTGCGAGTATCTCCCACTCTTTGTCGTCACCGTACCGTTCGATGTAACCTTCGTACATCCACTGTATTAACTCTTGGTCAGGGGTTTGCAGGCCACTCGCTTGGTCGGACAGGTGAGGCTGCACCGATTCAATCGCCTGGTCGAGGGTACCACCGTCCATCAAGGTGAGATAGTGGGTTTCGAGGACGAGGTGCCACAGTGAACCTTTGGCCAGTGCGGAACCTTCAGCGACTGGTCGCTTCCACCGCTCTTTGTAAGCCCACAGGTGTTTCAGTGGGCACTGCCGGTAAGTGTCCAGCTCTGAGTATGATACGACTTTATTTTCCATCTTCTTTTTCCAATGCTTTGAGGTATTGACCGTGGGTGACGGGGTGGCATTCGCAGATGAGGCTACGGCCACACCCGTACGGGGTCCAGCAGCATCCACGTTTGCACTTACCGTTTGACGGTGGAATGTACGGCTCAATCCTCATTGTCATGTGCTTGCCTCTCCGCCATCTTCAACAGTCTGATTAGTGTTTGGACGTCCATGGTGGCCCACCAAAACATGGGGTTGGCGTGACCGACCCGTTTGTGGAACACGACCGCTGGTTGGTCTCCAGCTTGGGCGACCGCTTGACGCCACCACCCGGCGAGGTCCAGTTTGGCGTGGTTTTTCACCTCGATGTTCGCTGGGAAATCTGAGATGATGTCACCGCCCATCTGGGTGCCACCACGGGCGTTACGTGAGGTGACGGCAGTGTAACCGTTCTCACGTAACATCCGGGCGACTGCTGTTTCAGCTTGGTTGCCCTTACGCCGGTTGGTAGCGCCGGTCACAGTCTAGCGTCCAGCTTCTTGAGTAGACCTTCGGAGATGTGTAGCAGCATCTCCCGTACGTCGTCTTCCGACTTCGCGCCTGCTTTTACGTCTTTTGCTAAGCCAGCGACGAGTTTGTCGGCGTGACCTGGTTTGAACAAACCACCACTTGTAGAGTTGCCACAGCCACAGTTGCATTCTCCGCCTTTCGGTTTCTCTTTGACCTCGATACCGTTGGGGAACAGGGTGCTTTCCGCTCTGGCTTTCCGCATGTTGTACTCACTGATGCACGCGGTGGGGTCGAGGCAGGTGTAGGTGTCTGGGTCGATTTCTTCTTCGGTGCGGTTTTCACAAACCACGCACCTGAGCTGTTCGGACGCTGGGCACCCACATGGGCATTTGACTAGTGTGACTTCGTCACCGTTTGTAACTACGGAACGGCAGTATTGGTGTGAGCCTGTACTGCAAAATCCGCATGAGTGTTTGCTGATTTTCATGGTTCTCCTTTTCGGCTCATCCAGTTTAGCACCTCGTTGTCTCCTAGTCATGATCATCGCTCATTTGCGTGTCGTCGGACGGCAGGTACCCACCGGCCATCATGAGCTTGAGGAATGCCACCTCGCGCCAGTATTCGTCTGGCAGGGCAGCTAGGTGCACACCAGACCTGGACATTGAGGTGATGACGACGTCTCCGCGCAGTTGGTGACCGGCGAGGATTGACGCCACCATGTTGACCGGCAGGCCAAGGCCGATACCGTCTTCGTTCACCCAGAAGTGGATGTCGCGGTCTTCAGTGGGGTCGCGGTACGGTTCGATGTTGCCACCCACTGCCTGTTGCATCTGCTCCAGCTGGGTGTCCTCTTCGAGGATGAGGTCTTGGACCCCACCTCTCGCTGATATGTGCATTGTTCGCATGATTCCTCCTTTTAGGGTGAGGGGTGACTGCCTAAGCAGCCACCTCCTCCTTCTCTTTTTTCTGTGCTTCCATGATGTCCCACAGCAACTCGACGTCTGCGATGCTGACCTTGATGTCGAAGGTGTGTCCAGCCTCGAATGTGTCTTTGATGGGCTTGGATGAACGGTAGGCCCGACCAGTCGTGCTGTACACTACTGGGTAGTACCAACGTCCGACCTTGGTGACGGCGGTCTTGACGTCGTGAAAGGCGACGTAGGTCAAGTCGCCTTCACCTGCGTAGCCACGCTCGATGGTGAATCCGGTGCGGTTCATGAACTTCGACCACACGCCGTTGGTGGTGTGTTCCTGTGCGTTACGGATGATGCGCAGGCGGTCACTGTTGTTGACGGCCATTCCCCATTCGCGCAGTAGAGCGCCGTAGTGCTTTTGGTCGTGGCCAGGAACGTACCAGTTGTTAGCTGGCTGTCCACAACCGCAGTGGCAACATGCCCAGTGCTTGTTGGCGAGTGCCGGGGTGAACTCATCGGTGTGGTCTACCCAGCAGAATGCGTCGGTGTGAGCGTCCTCTGGGTGCAACTGCCATTCGGCAGGGTAGGTGTTCTTAGGCTCGTCACCCCACATGTAAACACGGGTGTACTTGTGGATGTCTTCCCATTGCAGGTTTTTCATGTCCATTTTGCGATTCCTTTCATTTGGGCCGGTTGGCCTTGTTTATATTTCAATTAAATCATATGATTTGACTATTTGTCAAGTTTTGTGACATGAAAAAAGACGGGCGTGTCACACCAAAGCAACACGCCCTAAATAGACCGTACCGACGAAGTCCTAGACCGCTTCACGGCGCGGTGGTACTTCCCACACGACCGGCACACAAACTTCAGGTAAGCCCCACTGTTCGTGTGGTACTCGCCACTCTCACGAAGTTCACCACCACAAACCGTGCACCCGTCATCCTGACCATCGATGATGTTCTTATCCGGATGCCACTTCATCCACGGCTTCAGCTTCTCATAAAGCTCACCCAACAACTGGACATCTTGCACCTGATACTTCCGCATCAAGCGCCACGCCTTATCGTTCCCAGCCATGCAGTCAAGCCACAACTGGAACCCAGTGTGGTTCACCTTACCGCCAACACCCAACGTTTGCGCGACATAGTCCAGTTTGTTCGACGGGAACTTGAACTGAGCTTTCACCACCTTCATCAAATCTAACTCACGTGAAGGTGACGGTGGGGTCATCCCAGCTTGCAGAAACTCACGGTTCAAGTGTTTACGGTCGAACGCAGCACTGTTCCAACCGACCATCACGTCAGCTTCATCCATCAACTGGTGAATCTTCTCAAGCATAGCTTGTTTCCCGTGGTGATGAACAGACCTGAACTTCACGTTCTTGCCGTCCAACCACCTCGCACCGAAACAAATCACCTCAGTGGACTCGACTATTTGCGAGATGGACACGTTTTGTTGCCATAAACCCCAAGTGTGCGCCGTAATCGGCGAAGTCTCAAGGTCGTAAAGAAGAATCTTCATTTACGGCTTTCGGTTACTGGCAGCTCTCACACTGTAGAGCTTCCATAGGGTCGATTGGGCACACTACACCATCTACTGTTTCGAAATCCACGGCTAAACCTCTTTTTTGTCGTACTGAAGAACGGACGTCAGTAGAGACATCACACCGGCAAGCGCAGACACGGATGCGACGTTCACCCAGTCAACATCGAGGATGCCGATAGCTCCAACACCGATAGTGGAGATGGCGACCTGTGCGACGGTTTTCACCGCACGTTCCCCTGCGTAACTCCAGTATTTAGTCCATTTATCCATCAGGGTTCTCCATCTCCGGCTTGTGATGCCATTTGTCGTCAACAGTTCCGAAACCGATGTAAGCTGACGCCACCAACGTGACTAGGGCGACACCGCCAGCTACCAGTTCTCCTGTCATTTTATCTTGAAATAATCCCAGTGCACCCAATCCTATCATGGCGAAACCGCCGATGATGCTAGACCAGATGACGCGTCGTCGAATTCGCCACGAAGGTTTGCTCACGGTAAAGCCCTCACGATGAGTGGCATGGCTGCACTGACGAAACCAGCGATGGCCATGATTTGCCACACCCTCATCTCCACTTTACGAAGACGCAACTCAAGGTCGTCGAACTTTTTGTTCGTCTCTTGTTCATGCTCTTCCAGTTTCTGGTGCGTATTAGGTAGGTTTTGGTTCAGTTTCTCCAGTTGAGAACGCATCTCCATAACCAAAGCGTAAACGTCTCTCAAAGTTACCCTCATCGAAGTTTCGGTGTCAGCCATCGTATTCTCCATGGTTGAGCCACTGCTGTAACGCTTGGATTGTTGACCTACCTGGTCTACCGTCAACGGTCAACCGGTACCCACCTTGGTCATTGAGCATACGTTGTACGGCTTTCCAAGTGTTTGCACCGAGTATGCCGTCAACCTTGAGCTTCTTGGGCTTCGATTTGGTAGTGTCCACCATCGGTTTGGTCACAGCCACTGAGATGGCGTGGCAGTTGTCGAGGATGTCGCGTGGGTTGAAGTCGGAACCCCACGCACGGCCTCGCCTGGTTTCGAAGTGCAGGTGTATGCCGGTACTGGCACCGGTGGTCCCAGTGTGGCCGATGATGTCACCGCGTTTTACTTTCGCACCTTTGGGTAGCGCTGATGGTTCCCTGAGGTGGTAATAGGCGGTGTGAATGTTGGGGTTGTCGTGTTTGAGGATTAGGGTGTAACCGCCACCAGTGCGCTTGTTGAGGCTGGCACCTTTGTGCACGACTGTTCCGTCTGCTGGTGCGTAGATGTAACCGTTGTAACCTACGTCGACGCCTCTGTGCTTCTTGGGCTTCCCGGTGATGGGGTGTTTACGCATCCCCCACTCGCTCCGAATCGACTCGCCCGGTGGCCAGGGATAACAGAGCTTGACCATTAGTTTGTTCTCACTCTTACGATAACAATACCGGAGCCACCAGCGCCGGAAGTAACTGTTGCTTGAGCGTGCCAAGCACCGCCTCCTCCACCGCCAGTATTAGCCGTTCCGCTTGTGGCTACATCAAAGTTTATAGCCCCAGCGCCACCACCACCGGCACCACCGGAACCAGCGGTAGTACTAGCAGCACCACCACCACCACCAGCACGAGTTACAGATGAGCCAGTAATCGAGTTTGCGACACCATCACCACCGTTACCGCCAACCGAACTACCGCCACTACCAACTCCGGCAGCTCCCACTGCCCCAGCGCCACCGCCTCCACCGGCTGCCCCAGAGGAGCCAGCACCCGTACCACCAGCGTTCCCAAGACCAGCAACCCCAGAACCGCCTGGCTGAGCTGAACCTGATGAGTAACCACTTGCGCCACCGCCGGAAGCTCCAAGTTTTCCTTTAGTTCCATAGACAGATGTGCTACTGTAGGGGTTTTTGAAAGCGCCACCACCGCCACCCCCAGGAGCAAAGTATTTCCATAAAGAGCTAGGCTCGCCATTCAAGCCCTGATTACCCATGTCAGCGCCACCGTTATTTAGCCCAGCGCCACCGTTACCTATAACAACATCTAGCGAACCAGCAGGAATATAGGCGTTCTCAATGTATAGGTGTCCACCTGCTCCACCTCCACCGCCCCAGCCGTGACCACCGGAACCGCCTCCGCCAACAAGCAGAACATCCGCATACCCACCACGAGTAACCGTCAAAGTACCATCGGAAGTGAACGACACATACTTGTAGTCGTACCCATCCGTGTAAGTACCAGTAGCAGTGTTACTGAAGTTCGCTGGAACCTCTAGGGCACTACCCAACAACTGCCACCTAGAGTTCGTGTTATCCCAGTAATAGTTGTCGTAAATCTGCCCGTCAGTGGGGCTAGTAGGAAAATCAAGCGCCATTAGTTAGCTCCTCTATAGGCTCCTCGATAACCGGAGCAACGAACACATCATTTACCTCGTCATAGGTGTAACCGATACCGGCATACACGCCACGAATATTCCCGTTATAGGAAGTGCGGATACAGCGTTGTCCGCGAATGTTGCCGTAATAGGTTTCCCAATCGCCCGTGGTCTCATCGTTGCCAACAATCACCTCGGTCACAATGTTGTTGTCATCCAGGAAAGCGTAATGTGCCATTAGAAACTCACCGTATCCGTTCCAGCCGTGAAAGTGTAAACAGTATCAGTGCCAGCCGTAGCTGTTGCATAAGTTAAACCCGCGCCAACCGTCAGCGTAGTATTTCCAGGTACGCGAAGAATAACAACACCAGAGGCACCGTTACCACCTGCCTCAACACCAGCGGGGCCACCCGCGCCGCCGCCACCGACGGTTACATTGTAGCTTCCAGACTCCAAAGCAAAATCTGTTTCTAGATAACCACCAGCGCCACCACCTCCAGGAGCATTATATGGCGAGTTACCCGCAGCACCACCACCACCACCACCAGTGTTTGCTACTGCCGGAGTGCTTGGTGAGGAAAAAGCGTTCCAACCATCTTGACCGCCTCCCGTTGCCGTACCAGCAACACCGCCAGAATAGCCGCCACCGCCACCACCACCGGCTCGTTCAATACTTGTGCCAGTTATTGAAGAAAATAATCCAGTTCCACCATTACCCGCTACAATACTGCCAGTCGCGCCAGCGCCACCACCACCACCGCCAGCACCCGTTCCACCATTTGCGTTACGACCAGTGTTACCCTGCGCCACCAAACGGTCACCGCCTACGCCACTGGCACCACCGCCGCCTCCGCCAGATGCTCCCCGTCGCCCATTTCTAGAAGCGTGGCCGGTTGAGCCACCATATGCCCCACCACCACCGCCATAGGCTCGAACAATATCAAAAAAAGAGTCAGAGCCATCTGAACCAGAGTTAGCGTCACGGGCTCCGCCTCCGCCACCACCGCCAATAACCAAAAGTTGAACAGGCATAAAAGCCGGTTGCTTTGTTACACGCCAAGCACCAGTAGCGGAACTATAAACAAAACCCTCATAAAACTCACCATTGCTTGGTGAGTCAGGAAAATCTAACGCCACGACTACACCTCCTCTACAGGTGCTTCAACAACCTCAGCAAGAATCTCAGGCTCCGGCTCGGGCAGGAAATCCTCCAACACCGGATAAGGCAACGCAACCTTCACAGCCTCCACAGCATCCAACCAATCCTGCTCAGTAACCTCACCACGCTGATAATCAAAAAACACAGGGTCAGACTCGGTTTGGTATTTTGCTTGGCGTTGTTTCTGCACAGCCTCATACGCAACCTCGAACTGTACCTCAGCCCATACAGCCTCAAGGTCAGCTAGGGACGGTTGTGTGATGTCCTCGGATAGCCAGGTCAGACCACTGTAAGAGTCACCTGATAGCGACCACTCAGCGCCCTCGTAGCGCTTAGAAAGAATCATTGGAATATCCATTAGCCAGCCACCTCAATCAAAGTAATAGAAGAAACACCGCGCCCGTGAGTTGCTGCGTCTGTATCAGCCTCACTACGGTTAACATAAACGCTAGCCGTACCAGAATCATCGTGCGACAACCGAATATCATAAGTAATAGAAGAAGTCGTACTGGGGCTATCAAGATACATAATCGGCGCAAGAATCTGAGTAGAGTTAGAAGCAACCAAAAGGCGCGAGTTGCGTTGTCTGCTACCAGCAGTGTCGCCAGCCCACCCAGTCAAAGAACCGTCACGATACAAGTGTAAAAACACACCGTCATTGGCAGAGCTTGTAGAAACTGAAACTTCAGCCATTACAAGGATTTTGCTACTGGTTGAGCGTGGAGTGATCGTTGCGGTCAAGCCGGTTACAGCGCCACTGATAGTAGGGCGAGCGCCAACACTAGCAGTAAATGTGTCTGTTTTAGTTGTTGACACAACTTGTAGAATCCCACCAGACCGCGACACAGCACCAATCCAAGACGAGCTTCCCCCACCAGGGTCAGTGTAATACACATACATAGACCCGTCAGTGTCATCCAACCACAACTGGCCCTCATACCCCGTGGGCGCTGTGGACTGGACCGCTACAGACGGACCAGCTGCGTCCACCCATTGAGAGCTAGTCCCATCGTTGTAGTAGACGTACAGTTTGCCGTCGTCAGAATCCCACCATAAGTCACCCTCGGACGGGTCGCCAGGTGCCGTGGACGAAATCGTCACACCACCACCACCACCAATCGGACCCCAAGTCTCAGTGGCTGGGTCATACCCCTCAAAAGTTCCACCAGTCGTGTTGAAACCGACGTGCGGAACCTCGGTAGTGGGCCTGGTCGAGTCCGACCACAACCCAATGCGAGTACCCATGAACACACGGCGGTCAGTAATCGTTGTCGGCACACCAGAAGTGGCAGGCACTAACACATTGGCTAACGGGAACTCGAAAATACCTGCGTCAGTTTGAACAAGCGCAGGCGCTGACGGCGAACCAGCTGGTGTTCCAGTTTTCACCGCTAGGACAACCGTGTTAGCGCTAGGGTCCAGCCTTAGAACCACTACGTCGAGTCTGCCGTTAGTGGCGTCAGCCGTCGCCAACGCCAAAGACTCCGTCGCGTCATTGATGTAATAATGCCCACGAACCATGGCTTGGCCTGCTGGAACATCAACTGCCAAACCAGTGCCAGCGACCACCTTCAGTTCAGTGCCACCATAAGTGCCGTTGACACCATCCTGCAGGTTGCGGAACATCTGACTAAACTGAGTCTCAGTCGTGTCAATGTTCTCAAACGGGAAACTTGTCTGCGCCATCCCGACCTTCCTAGTATTCTAACTCGTAAACACCCGTGATGTCGAACCTGTCGTCCACAGTGAGAGTGATTGGTTTGTTGTGTTCGAACGAATCCGTTTGACCGTTCGATTGTATGTAATACAGTTTCATCTGGTCTGACCCAGCATCCACCTGCCCTAAGATTGAATAAATCTTCCCTGACGAATCATCGAACAGAGAACCACCAGCAAAGGTGGTTGGACGCCTGGAGTTGTACGGTAAAGTCATGTAATATTGACCGGTACCGAACGTGAGGATGTTATCAAAATCCACTGAATAGGAAAAATGAATCATGTCCCCAAACCTGGTGTACGTTGCGGTGAACACCGGACCGCTGAAGGTCGGTTGCGTTCCCCCTATTGTACCACCTTCTACACCAGAAAACGGGGTGACCACACCGTACCCGGTAGTGTTCCGTTCAATCTCACTGATGCGTTTAGTTTGTTGCACGGTTTGTTCGGCAAGTTTCTGCTCGAAATCAGCAGCCAATGGTTTGCCGACTTCAGCAGCTATGTAAACACCATCAACTTGAACAGACAAGGCGACGGTGTAAACGACCGCAGTGGTGATAATCGAACCTGCCACCACTGTCAAAGTGTCGCCCAAGCCCCACTCCTCACCGAACAACATCGAACCGTCGTCGGTTGGTGTGACTGTGAGGGACACTTTCGTTTTGCCGTTGTCCACTAACGCTTCAGATGCGTGCTGGACGAATTCGGCATTTTCTTGGACGTTCCTAGCGTCAACGAATTTCTCAATCCGACGGCCCCACTCCGTTTCAGCAGTGAGAGATGTCGCTGAAGTGCCTTCGTAAAATAGGCGTTCTTCAGCTTCACCAGCACCACCCACGATAGCCCTAGTTAGGGTCGGTGCGGTGTAGCTGTAATTCGAGGTGGTAAGTCTGCCGTTCTCGATGTCCAACCTGATGAGGGCACTGCGGTCAACGGGTTCGTACACTTGAAACTGCAACCCGGTGCCGGCCTGTTCAATCTTGTAACCGATACCGCCGGTTTGTGCTAAGTCGTGGAAGAACCCCTGCATTTGTTGGAACCTGGCGTCACCGTAGACGGTTGAACCGCGACCTAAATCAGCTTCAACGGTCAAACCTGCGACTTGCCGTGACGCTGGACCACTCACTAAGTTAGCGTCAACGTATTCTTTCAATACGGTTTCGGCGACGTCGTTCCTGGTGTCGTATGCGAACTGTTGAGATGTGACGTCGTCATCAATCGGGTCTGGGTAGACTAACCGTTCAGCGAGGATGACTGAATCGTCAACACCACGAATCATCCAGGTACCGTCAGGGTCATCTTGTGATTGTTGCAGTTCAGCGTAGGTGGTTGGTCCGGAGAGGAGAACCCCGTTCGGGCCACTCACCACCAACCCGTACCCTGGTGTGCGTAGCAGCGTCACCATGGCGGATGTGGAGTGCAGTTGCACCGACCACGACCCTACGTCGTTGAACTTGAGGATGAACTCAGCACCGACCAAGTCAGCACCTGATAAGGCACCTACTTTTTTGAGGTCGGAGTCTCGGACTTCAACGGCTAAGTCCTCTATTCTCATCCGTGAACCACCTCGAAGGCTAAGTTGTAAGTCAGTTCGACGCTAGTGTCAGCGGTTGTTCCAGTACCGAGCACCAACAATCCTGAAGTACCTGGTTCGATTTGGAAGAACTTCGGCAGTGAATCGAGGATGTCGTAACGGTTGACACCAGCGGTGTTCACGACAGTGGCGGTTTCGTGGTTCACGACGAACTGTTCACCAGCACCGACAGTTTCGGTGAACTTCCACCCTTGACCGTTCAGAGTGACCTCTGCGTCGGTTATCGGGCCGGTGACGACGAAGGTTGGGTAGACCGCAACGTCACTTGTGTTGTCCACACTGATGACACCGAGCGATTGGGATGAAGATACTTTCAACTTGGTCAACTGTGGGAGTAGGCCACGGCCCGTGTTACCACTCGTGACTGTGAAAGACTCAGTGGTGGCTGACTCCCAGTAAGGGCTTGGTGCTTGAAACGACAGCAACAGTTTAGCCCAGACGTCACCGGCTTTGTCGGAACCGTATTCAAGTTCAGCACCGCCTGTGTAGTGGACGTTGAGGGTGAGGTCACCTGAATCGCGTAGAGCGGTGAGGACGGTAGGGCCACTAGCGTCTTGGGTCAACCTGGCCAAACGGCGCAGTTTCGTCTCCACGTCGGCAGAGTCGGTACCAATGACGGTCACGGGTAGGTCTACGTTCCGGACGGCCCGTCTGGTGTAACGGTGAACACCACCGACACGTGAACTTTCATCAATCCGCACCGCAGTCGGTGGGATACCCATACCTAAGAGGTTAGGGTTGAGGATGTAGTTGGTTTTGTCGAAGGTGATACTGTCGCCGTTCGCCCCGGTCAGTTTGAAGTTGGTCACGCTACTAACCTTGCCCTTCTCATCGCCAGTAACAGCTCTTGTTCAGCATCGAACGACTTGTTAGGTGCAGCGTAATAGTTGATGGCACCTTGTGGCCTGTCCAGCCCCATCATGGACTCGAACCGTTCAAGTGGGATAACGACCTCTGGCCCTGCCTCACCAACAAGCGCGTTGGTTGGTCCAGTGACGAGACCACCCTCAGCAAGCGCGATACGTGGTAGGCTTATCTCACTCAGACGGCTGATGTTGAAACCGAAACTGCTGAACCCAGTGAGCTTCTCAACCCAATCTGGTGCGTCAACCCTGATGCGGTTCAGCGCGTCAATAATGAAGTTGACGCCTCGAATCATGAAGTTGGTGAATCCCTCGAAGGCGCTAATCATTCTGTTGATGAGTGCGTAGAAAAACTCACCCAACCCACCGAATGTGTTCTCGAAGAAACCGCTGAAGATGTCGACAACGCTGGTGACAGCATCGATGGCGTCCATGAACATGTTGATGGCGAACACCAACACCTCACCGATGATACCTGCCACCACCTCAAGGATGGGGATGAGGAACTCGATAGCTCGAATCATTAAGGGCAACAACGCCATGATGAGTGGTTCGAACGCGTAGAACAGCTCAAGCACCACGGGGATTAGCGCGTTGACCAGTCGAATCATCACCGGGAATAACGCGTCAATGAGCGGTGTGAGGATGTCCAGGAATGTGTAGAACAACAACATGAGCGGTTCAAGCGCCATGTCCATGAAGTCTTCAAATCTGCCTGCTAAATCGGTTACCACTGGTAACAGCAAAGTCAGCAACTCACCGACGAACGGTAGTAAAGCTTGCACCAAGTTGAAGAAGATTTCGGCCAGCTCGCCACCGACATAAATGAGAGGTAGCAACCCTTCCAAAAAGCTGGGCAACTGGCCAGCGATATTGGTGATGATGGGTGCTACTTCTTCGAGTACTTCCCCCAACACACCACCAAGTTGTTCAGCAACTGGCACTAAAGCGGTGGTCAGTTCAGCGAACGCTGGTGTGAGGGAATCACCAACTTGAGCTTTGATGTTTTCGAAGTTAGCAGCTAGGATACGTTGCGAGTTGGCTAAACCGTCAGACGTGTTGGCAAAGTCACCAGCGGTTTTGGATGTTGACTCCAACAAAAGGCCGTAACGGGCTTGGACTTTCTCAGTCTCAGTGAGCTGACGACCAGCCTCACCAATACCGTTAGCCAGTGCGAACGCTTGAACCTCAGAATCAAGGAGGTTGATACCGAACCGTTTGAGCGGTTCAGCCTCACCTGACAGACCGGACTGGAACACCTGCAAAGCTTCAGCCACGTCGATGTTGAACACTGAAGCGAAGTCGGTCGCACGGGTGGTGATGTCATCGATGAACTTGGCTTGGTCGCCACCCTCACCAACCACACGTTCGGAGAACGCACTGAAACGGACAGCAGCTTCGTTGAACGTGGCTGTCGAAACACCAAGCCTGGTGGCTGCATCTTCACCCAGTTTGATGACTGAGGCGCTTGCGTCACCATAAGCAACACTGACAGCGTTGAGTGATTCACCTAACCGGCTGGACTGTTCAACCGCGTCACCAAAGAAACGACCAACACCGATGGTGGCTAGTGCGGTGCCAGCAACAGCAGCTATGCCCTTGAGCGCACCACCAAAACTGGACTTGAACTTGCCACCAGCCTCAGCGCCGACCTTGCCACCTATGTTACCAGCACCGCCCATTTCTTTGGCGATTGCCGACTGGAAACCCTTAGCTACAGGGATGAGGGTTACGTAGGCGTAGGCTTGTTCTGCCAATTCATCTCTCCCTGCTTAGCTTTGGCCAAAAGTTCACGGGCGTCCTTCCGGACTGTGCCCTTGCGTGTACTGTTTGTGTTCTTCCACGGCCGTGGGTACGGTTTGGGTTTACGTTTAGAATGCACTTGAGCTAACAGGTCGTAGGTGGCGACTTGAGCAGCCCAGTCATAAGTTATTGGGTGGTCCCATTTGTTCACACTGGTTTGCAACCACGAAGTTGGGTCACGTAGCAACACCGCCACCAGGTAGACCACTTCATCCCAGGGGACGGTCGTACCTAAGTCTTTCAAACCAAGACCGAAACGGTGCCTGAACTCATAAACGAACGCCGGTTTGTGGTCCTCACGTAGGATGAGGACCGCCGTTATTCCCCCAGTGCTACGCCACCCGTCCAAGCTTTCATGTGCTTAGCAAACTCAGACAAGGGCAGTTCATCGAGGATAGCTAACGCTTTCTCGTCCAACACAGACTCCAGAATGAACCAGGTTTGTTCTTGTTCGTTCAGGTTCCGTGCTTTACGCAACACACCAACCGGAATGTTGTTGAAGTCAGGTAGTTCGATGGTTTTGCTTTTGTGCTTCAATGTGTACGACATGCGGCTTTCTCCTTCATTAAGTTACGGCTGGTGGTGGGTGCAAAAAGAAGACAAAAACACCCACCACCTCTAACTCCCAACACCGCCGTAAAATGTGGGAGTGACTTGTTACGGTTCGACTGAACCGAACGCGCTGAACAGCTTCGTGGCCACAACCTCGGTAGCGTCAGCGTACGCGGTGATGGTCACTTCGTAACCGATAGCTTCACCGGATGCGAGGGTGCGCTCACCAACTGAGGTGATTTCACCAGCAGCGATGTAGGTACGTTCGATGTTCGTGCCATCAATGACGTCAATCACGAAGGACTGACGACCACCGGTCGCACGAGGGTCGATGCCGATAGCTCCGGAGGTTAGCGAACCACCAAAGTAAAGCTCAACCACGTCTTGGTTGGTCTCGATAAAAGTCATCGTCACAGAGTATGTACCTTCTGAGACGATTTCACGGACCAACGACCCGTCCTGCCACGAACGAATCTGCGTGGTGGACTTGTCGAACGACTCACTAATGCCGTCAGAGCTGACATACCCAAGGTCGGTGAAGGCCACGTTCAGTGCGTCATCACTGTAGCTTGGTGCAGCTGTTCCAGTTGGTGCGACGTAAACCGCACCGGTTACGGCCACTCTTACGTTATCAGAGTCTAAAGCCATGTTTTTCTCCTATTCCTAGAGGTTGGTACCTCTGTGGTCTACAGCTAAACGCATGAATCTACGTTGAGCTTTGAGGTCGGTCACGTCCTGCACTGAGCTTTCAACGTTGACATCCACGACGGGGTTCCCGTCAGGCATGTCGTCGAATAAAGCCAGCACAGTACGTGCCAAACTTTCAGCGTTTGCGTATGAAGTCTCATAGACGTTCACACCAATCGAATCGGTCATGATAGTTTTTGACCGGCGTGTGCCACCATCTCGGCGGATAATCACCTGCGAACTTGAGTCGTCAGCGAGAACACCGACCCTAGTCGAGGTGAAACCTTCAGCAGTGAGGCCCGTGGATAGTCGGCTGACCAGATGAGCCATGATGTCACTAAAAATGACGCCGTCAGCCATCAGCCACTCCTACGCGCTCTCGGTTTGTTCGTTTTTACTTTGTACCCTCGTTGGCCACCAGCCAGGTCGAGCGCACGGGCCAAATCCCCGGTGTTAGCCTCGTCAAAGTCGGAACCGCGTGCTACTTTGGCACGGGCACGTCGGCCTTTCGTGGTAACTTCGAGTTCGCTACCTGGGACGGCAGCTTGCACCCTGAGCATCCGCGCTCTAAGCATGCTGGCGATAGGTTGTGACCTCAACAGGTCACCCATCCCCTTACGGTTCAGTATGACTTCACCGCCACCACCGGGTATTTTGCTACTACCCACGGTCTTTCTCGCGTTGCAGGTTCACCACAACACCAGGGTTCCAAGACCCTAGACCTTCTTTCCACTCAAACGCTTCACCATCAATCTCATAAGTTTTGCCACGGATGGTGAAAGTATCGTCGTCTTGAACGTCAGTGTCAGCAGGCAAGTAAATAGTCAAACCGTCAGTGATAACGATTTGGTCAGCGTCGAAGTTGGTACCGGACACACGCACTGAGACATACGCTTGAAGCGTAGCAGTGGTGGTAGTGTAGACCGGTTGGCCGTAACTATCGGTAGAGGTCGAACTTCGTCGGGTTCGGGTAATAGACTCCATAGTTACCGTTTCCAAATGTCGATGCTGAGCGGAAAGTCTTTTCTCGGTAGTAGTCAGCTACCTCTTTGTCGGACGGACTCATCAAAACCTGCCGTCCAACCGCCCAGTTCGCATAGCTTTGACTGAACGGGCCGACTGTTTGTTGTTGCACACCAGCAGCTGCATCTTCAGGGATGAGCAAGGTGCGAACCACCATACCAGCTACCACAGCCACCACATCATCAGGGATGGTGGCCGAACCGTGGTCGTAATCCACAATCACCGGTGAATAAGTGCCAAGTTCGTAGATTGACTGGTGGCCGTCATATGTGTAATCAATCTCAGTGCCGTCAATATCGGTGACTGAGTTGATTTCGATGACTGGTCGTTGAACGAGACGAACAACTCCGTCGCGTGGGAACAACCGGACTACTGAGCTGTCCACTTCAAACTTTTGAATAGCTCGTTGCACAAACATCGCAGAGGCATCGCTGAGCCACGCCGTAGCCTGCGAGGTTTCCCCTGCTGTGAGTGAGCGACCTAGTCGCGCTTCAACGTCGGCAGTTGTAGCTAATGCCATGTGACCTGTACACCTAACTATTCATGAGGGTGGTGAGGGCCGACTTGTTCAGCCGACCCCCACCTTCAAGGGATACCTGCTTAGGCAGATACGTATTTGACGACAGCCTCAGACTTGATGACCTTGGCTCCGTACACGTTCAAGCCACGGACAATATCCGAGAACTTCGTAGGGTTACGGAGGGACTCAAGCGACTGCACCTGGTTGATGAATGCAACCATGGACTCGTGGTAACCAACCATCGCCGGGGTTCCGCTGCTCTCAAGCAGTGGCGACTCCAAAACGGTGAAGCCGTAGAGACGACCAACCACTCCGTTGCGGAGTTCAGAGTCGGTACCAGCTGTCGAAGCGTCGTCCAATCCCTGGATGAGCAGGTCGGTCATGTCGGGGTTGATGACCAGGTAACGACCACCTGCAGGAACCTTGGCGAGAGCCATGGACTTGCGGATGTCGCGGACAGCGGCCTTAGCCTCGTCAGCAGTGTCCACCACTACCGAACCAGTGTTAGCGTTGGTAGCTCCGGTAACCATCAGGTCAACGAGGTAGTTTTCTGCGTCCTCGGCCAGGGCACGACCAGCAGAGTCAACCCACGGAGCGAACTCCGAAGATGCCTGCACACGGTCGACGTCGTCAACGTTCACAGAGAACGCCTTCTCCTGGTCGATGGTGAGGAGAACCTCAGTGTCGTTGAGTGCCTCAGCTGAGATGGTACGTCCAGCAGCTGCGTAGTCAACGATGGTCGGAGTGGTGGCGTTGATGACGTGCACCTGTGAGCCACGCACCACGTCGCCTGTGAAGGCGTTGTTCAAGGTGGGGATAACCACCTGGTTGGAGATGAACGACTGGGTAACCCCAGCAGCCCACACCTCGGGAATAAAGTTGTCGATAGCCAAAGCTATCTCCTTTCGTCTATAGTTTGCCCATCAGCATATCCAGACGGCCGTCTTTACGGGCCTTCAAGATTTCATCAGGGGACATGTTAGCTAGCTCATCACGCGAACGAATAATCGCCTGCGAGCTAGTTACACCTCTTGCACCTTGACCCAAGTCGGGTTTCGGTGCTTCAGCTTGTGTGCTATGAGCTTCCACCCATGTCGCAATAGCCTCGCTGTCTATGTCGCCACCATCATCGATGAAACTGCTTTTGTTGAACTCAAGGACGGAATCACCAGCAAGGTGACGACCCTTCAATGCGTTCTTCAGTTCAGCTTCGACGAGTTTCTCGGCGAACTCTAGGCGAACGGCCTTTTTGGTTTCCTCTTGGGTTTTGGCGACCAAGCGTTCCTGCTCAGTGAGTTGTGACTGTCGGTATTCATCCAGCTCCTTATTAGCTTGAGAATAAGACTTTTTCAGCTCCTTCAGCTCAGCTCGCTGTTTAGCCAAAGTCTTGACCAAGGGGTGGTCATCGGGCAGTTCAAGGTGGTCAGGCTGTTCAACCGGTTCGGTCTCCTCAGCTTCCACCTCAGTGTTTTCAGTTGTGGTTGTTTCGTCTTGCGACATTGGTGTACCTCTCCATCTCGGATTAGGAAAGCCCGTCTCGGGCAAATCCGCGTTTTATAGCGGAAACTTAGTTACAGCTGGTCAGCCATCCACTCAGCAATGGGGATTTGGACTTCGACCCCGTCACGTTCAACGATAATAAGCGGTTGGAAGTCGTCCATGCGGTCTTGAAGTGTACTCATCATTCACCTGCTTTCAAAAGGGTAAGTTCAATGTCCACTAAGAACCTTTCATCCGGTATAATCGTAACCTTATCAATACGCATCCTAGTACCTGGGCCAAACAATATCTCTTTTTCACCCTCAAAAGCAAGTTGGGTGCCGAACGCTTCGTCCATCCCTTCAAGGTCCAAAGCTGGCGTACCCTCAGGCGCGTTTATTTTCATCCTCACCTGGGCACCAGTGGCGACGTTACCCTGTAGCGAAGAAGTAGACATAAAACCCGGTTCGACAAAAGTCTGACCTTCCAACTTTTTTAACATGTCGGGAGCGTCCTTGAAGCCGACGTCTCCCAATCCAAACGCATCCTTACCAACGTTACGGTAAACCACCGTGTCTTGCGTCAACTTGGCCTGCTCGAACGCAGTTTCAAGTTTATTGACGTCGTCCACCAAATCCTCGCCGTACGAGCCAGAGCGTCGCCCACCACGCAAGTACTCGTTCATAGGCAAGAAACCGTTGCCAGTGTAACGTTTGAGCGCATTTCTCTGGAACTTGTTTAGTCTCTCCACAACCACAGTATACGGTGTTTGGACAGGCCCAGCGTACAAATCTTCACCCAAAGTCAAATCCGGTGTTGGCAACACCAAATCCTCACCCAAATCAGCAAGCTTAGCGGTGTTGTGCTTCTTCCACGTCAACACCGGCCCCATCTCACCATGGTCCTCAACCATGATGTTACGGTAATCAATCGACCTAGCGGAACGGTCGTACTCACCAAACCTGGCCTCAACCGCCTCATGTGTCGCATCTAGACGTTGCTGGTCAATAATCTGCCCTGGGTCATCAGTCCCATACAACGGCATCTCACCGCAGTCACACCCAGGGTGAATCGGCAATAAATCGCCTTTATGGTACCGTTGCGTTGAAGCCACATAACACAAAGCACAGTTCTCACTGCCAGTCAACGTGCGGATGTAACCAACAATGTTTTGGTTCGCTTGCCGTACCCGGTACCCAACTTGGCGTTTAGCCAGTTGTACCTCAGTTTGAGCCAACTGGTTCGCACGACGAGCACCAGCCTGAATAGCATCAGTCATTGGCGCACCACTAGCCAAACCACGACGCATGTCCACGAACGGACGTCTAAACAAAGTCTCACTAGTGATGTTGTTGCGTAAAGTCTTAGTGGCCAAATCTGAAGCAGCAATCACGGGTCGGTTGAACGGCTGACCAGTCAAACGGGCGATGTTTTGGTAAAACGCGATAGTCGCCTGGGTAGCCTGTTTCTTAGCACCACCCAACACCGGGTTCAACTGTTGCACGTAACGCAACACGTCATCGTCACGCCACGACCCTAACGTGGAAAACAAACCACCAGCCACCCTACCGGTGTTCCGAATCAACGGAGTGGTGAGATTCCCACTGGCCAAAGCCAAATCCGTGCGGATAGTCATGTTACTGTCCTGGCGGTGGTGTCTGTTCCTCACCCATGAAGACGGCCTGAGCAATCAACGACTCGCTAGCCTTCTCAGCTTCCATCTCCTCGATTTCAGCAGGGGAGAACTGAGCAATCAACGACATGCGAGACCTGAACGGCACATCAGCGAACTTCACGTTAGCGTCGGCACGTTCAGCCAACGAGTACCGTTCAGCTGGTTTCCACAGAGGCTCAAGGTCAAGCAAACTGGCACGCACATCGTCGCCCATCCACCTGAAAATGAGGCTCATCACCTTAGACCACCCAGCAGACGCACGGGCGATACGGTCCTCAGCTTTGAACACCAAACCTTCACGCGCTAACTGGGCACCCTCAGCGGAACCGTTCACACCCTCAGGAATGAAATAGTGCATCGGCGTGCGAGTCACAGCAGCGAAATCCTGAATGTCAGCACGAACAGCCTGCAAAATACCAGTGATTTCAGCTTGAGCTAACTCTTCAACGTCAGCGTTCTCAGGAATCATCCACAGGGAACCGGCAGACGACTCAAAAATACCGTTGTAGTCAATCTCGTTCCCGTCAGCGTCGTGAGTCGGGAAATCACCCTTCAGCACTCGTTGACGGAACGCCTGCGTGGTGGCGATAATCAGACGTTGCAGAATCATGTGGTTCACACGGTCGATGATGTCGATGTACGGTTCGTACTCGCCACGCTCATCAGCGTTAGTGAACTTCACCACCGGCACTTCACCTAAGGTGTTGGTCATCTCCATCGACAACATATAACCTTCAGGGTCGAACATGTTGTCGTCAGCGTCCTTCACGAACACCTGAATCAAGTCGGGCCGGTAGCAGTACAAATAGTTTGTACCACCCTCAGAGAACACCTTGATAGCTTCAACCACCACGTGTGGCATAGTCGGGTCGGTGTACGCACAAACCTGGCGTGGGTCTTCAATCGTCACAACCGGGAAGTCTGAACTATCAGGGTAGCCGACAATGGCGTAGGCGGAACCGAACCGCAGGAAGAACGAATGCAAGTCAGAACTCAAATAGTCGAGGTGGTTGGCCTTCCACAAACGGCGAGCCTCGCGGTCCCCGTTCTCGTCATCTTCAGCACCAGTGCGGAAACCACCAATGACCATCCGTTCACGCACAGCAGCCACCGACAACTGAGCCAAGTTCAACCGCGATTTGCGTTGGAAACGACGGTACGCACGTGATTGACCTTCAGCTGACTCAGGCAACGGCGCGTCACCATCGTAGTAACGTTCCATCAACTGGTAGTGCGCTTGCCGACCCTTCAGCTTCTTCAACAGAGCCTGCTGGCCAGCGTCTAAGTGTGTGTCTGCCATCTAAACCTCATCTAACACGTCGTGGTACGAACGTCGCACCTCGACTCACGTTTTTAGCGAGAGCATCAAGTCTCGCAGCCCAAGCCAAAGTAGCAGCCACGGCACCATCTATCTTGTTCGGGCTGTCTGGGTGTTCCTTGTTGATTTGCATACCGCTACGACCTGCACGACGTCGAGCGTTCAAAATGTGTCTGGTCAGGATACGGCTACCGTCGTGTTTCAACTCACGGTCAACGACCGCACTGTGGAACTGTTCAAGTGCACGCACCATCAAATAGTTACGGTTACCACCAATCCACCACTCGATAGGGTGACGTTGGGTGGCACGAACCTTCAAGCGTTTACCGAACTCCGCTTCCCAGTTCGCAATATAGCTCTCCCATTTAGCAGGGTCCGCGTAAAAACCAACGACGTTGTAATCCCTAAAACACGCACGAACAACAGCGTCCACGTCAGCAGTTGGGACTTCCCAGTCGTCACCAGCCGGTCCATCAGGTTGCTCCCATACCTGTATTTCGAATACGAAACCGTCAGACACTCGCACACCGACCAAAGCGGTCGCGTCAGCCACACCACGGGAACGACGCCTAGAACCGTCAAACCCTAGAGTGATTGCCTCGCCCTTCTCCACCGTGAGGGTCTCGTCGTAGCAGGAGTTCCACTCAGGCGCTGAAAGCCACGCATCACGTGAACTGGTCGGTTGGTTGAAGTAGTAACGACGTGAGTCTTGAGGGTCGTTCCGTGGGTCGTAAATCTCAGAGACGATACGTTCGATGTCCATGATTTCAGCGAACGGCCCGTACGCTTCGTGCAACCCAGCGATGACTTGTTTCTCATCCGTCAAGTCTACATCAGGGTTGGCTTCACGGTGGTCGAACAGCAAACGCTGGCGTTTCGTCTTACCCTCAGCGATTTTACGGGCGAGGTCGTGAGTCTCCTCAGCGACCGAGTTCTCACCAGGGAAATACATGGTCGAGGTCTCAAGTGACCAAGGCTCAGCGGATTTTCTTTTCGCCAGGTTACGTCGCACTGTGGCGTACATCCGCTTCAGTTCAGGCTTAGTATACAGGTGGGTTTCGTCGAACACCACCATCGACTCTTTACCACCGTCCTTCGCGGAGTTGGACGCTGTGGACGGCAGGATTTCGCCACCACCAGGCAGGAACACCCTGGTTAGACCAGCAGCGTCTTTCGGTAGGTACTCGGCGAACGGCCCTTCAGTCAGGTTGTAATGCACGTTGTCGTACGTGTTACCAGCCTGACCTTCTTCTGTGGCTAGACACCGGATGACTGGCGCGGTGACTTCATGGCCAATGGGTTCGCCTGGTGCGTACGTGTAAATGTGGCCTTGAAACTCATACGTTTCGCCACCATCAGCCCAACGGTCGAACCGGCAAGGACCCATGGCCTCGAAAAGTACGATGAAACCGGCCAGCTCAGACTTAGAGCGACCTTTGGCACGTGATAAGAAGACTGAATCGTATAGTCGGCGACCGGTTTCATCGAGAGCGTAACAATCCACAATAAAAGCAGCGAACTCGTCATCCAAGACAACACGTTCACCTTGTACGTCGCCAGGTCCGTGAACGCAGTTTGTTTCAATCCACCAGACGGCTAACCAGCCCAGTGACCGTTCGCGTTCATGTAAGTTAGACCTGACCAGCTCACGCGTCATTTAGCAGTCTCGCACGGCGCTCAGATATTTGAGCGACCGGCGCGGTTGCAGTTGTGGTTGTTGCGGTTTGTGAGAACTCGTCCTCGCTGTAGCGGATACGCAGGTCGCGTCTCGCGTCGAGGGTCGTTCCAAGTATTTTCTCTCTCTGGCGTAGCTCAGAGGCTGCAGTGACTGAACCGTACACGGACGAGGCGTGCACCATGGCGGTGTCGAGGGCGAATGCCCAGTCGGATTTCGACCACAGTCTGCAGTGTGGCATGGTCGAGACGGCCTCCCACCAGTCGCGTGTTCGCTGTTCGATGGGGACGATGGTAACGTCGCCGTTTTTAACCATGACTTGCCTTGTTTCAGGCAGTTCGGGACGCCACCCGTCGTATGGGGTGGGGTCTACTGTTGTCCACTCGTAGGTGGGTTTGTTGCGGTTGACCGTGGGTCTCCCAGTCGGTTTCGCACCAGAGATGGGCATCTCGCCACTCCTTCGGTTAGTTACGGTGTGTCGTCACTTGACAAAAAATCTCGCGCATGAAAATATTCGGGTTTTGTACACGGGGTTATCCACA